CGGGGATAGTCCACAGTGAATTTTTGAGATCGACTTCTGACCAGCGAGCAAATCGCAGTTCACTCGAACGGACAAAGGTCAGGAGTGTTAACTGCACTGCAATTTGGGTAATGCCTCTTCCTTTATATGCTTCCAAACGATTCATAAGCTCTGGCAATCGCTCCAGAGAAAGGGCAGGGCGATGAACACTTTTAGTGGAAACAACAGCACCAGCGAGGTCGTTTGCAGGATTCTGTTCAATCAAAGCATTGTGAACGGCATACCTCATTACCGCCGTAATGCGCTGTTGTAAGCGGGAAGCCAGTTCATGGTGTCCTGAAGCTTCTGCTTTTTTCAAAGGAACCAACAAATCACGAGTTTTTAGCTCGCTGATATTACGTTTGCCGATGACAGGGAACACATGGGAAACAAGGCTGTTCAAAACAGTTGTTCTATGACTTTCTGACCAGGTTCTGTTACTGGTATGCCATTGTCGTGCAACTTGCTCAAATGTTAGCAAGCCCTTGCTCTCAATCTTTTGCGCTTTTCGCTTCTCACTTGGGTCTACATGGTTTGCAACGAGCTGACGAGCTTCATCTCTTCGTCGTCTGGCTTCGGACAATGAAACCTCAGGATAGACACCCAGTGCGAGAATTTTCTGTTTACCAGCGAAGCGATACTGAAAACGCCAGTATTTGGAACCACTTGTGGTGATCAACAGGTGCATACCATTACCGTCGGTCATCTTGACAGGCTTATCAGAAGGCTTTGTATTTCTTACTTTTAACTCGGTGAGCGCCATACTAAAAACCCTCAGATGATGGTATCTGCAATATCGAACTTAACATACCAACATATGTACCAACTAAACAGAGTGGATTTTGAGATACAGCGATAAACGTCAATGGGCTATTAACGAGAGGTAAGTGTTTGAAGTTAAAGAGTTGACTAGACTTTGAAATACTTAGGTGGGCTAACATATGGTGTCCCCTGCAGGAATCGAACCTGCAACTAGCCCTTAGGAGGGGCTCGTTATATCCATTTAACTAAGAGGACTTTGTTCGCGGAAGTTTTGAAGTTGTTCCGACGGTTCGCATCCTATCGTAAAACCTCAGATTTTTACAAGCTTTGCATTCTATTTTGTTTCGGTTGGTTGCCTTAACTTCACCTTCAACATCGCTTCGTTCACTTGCCAATGAGTACACATTGAGTACAGAATGCCGTTAGAGATTGTGTACAGGACATCATTGTGGCGCTGAGTGACACCAAATTAAGAAGCATTAATGGCAAAGCTTACAACGGACCAGCGGAACTAACCGACGGCGACGGCTTGAGCGTTCGCATCACTCCATCTGGCACGATTACATTTCAGCACCGCTACCGCTGGAATGGTAAGCCTGTGCGTCTCACTGTCGGTCGCTACCCTTCAACTTCCCTGAAAGATGCCCGCATTGCCGTAGGCGAGATGCGTGGATTGTACACGAAGGGGGTTAACCCAAAAACCTATTTTGCCGGAAGCACTGGTGAGCTGACTCTGAAGGAGTGCCTCGATAACTGGTGGGAAAAATACGTTAAAGACCTAAAGCACAACACACAGGTACTGTACAAATCGGTTGTGTACAACACCGTGTACAACGAATTTGAGGATGTACCTGTAGCCAACATCCCTGTATCAGCCTGGGTCCAGTTCTTTGATAAGCAGGAAAAGCTGAATAAGAAAAAAGCCCGCGTTCTATTGCTTCAACTCCGATCAGTCATTCACTGGTGCATCAGCAGGCAGCTGATACCTTCATGTGAGATCACAAAACTGAGCGTCAAAAATATTGGCAAGAAGCCAGACGTTGGTGACCGCGTTCTGACCTACAGCGAGTTAGCAAAAATATGGGTGGCGCTTGAGAACAGCAAGATCGTCACTTCCAACAGGTTGCTTCATCAGATGCTATTGCTGTGGGGGGCTCGCTTGTCTGAGCTTCGACTGGCTAACGCTGCTGAGTTTAATACTACCGATTGGATATGGACCACACCATCTGAACATTCAAAGATGGGGAACATCATCCGGCGTCCCATCTTTGAACAAATGAAGCCTATGGTTGAGCGCCTTCTTAACAGCGGGAATAAGATTTTGTTTCCGGGGCAGGAGCTTGATAAAGCCATCGACCGCTCTTCATCGAATCTGTATATGCGGAAGCTGAGAGATACGATTGATATTCCTGAGTGGCGCACCCACGACTTCCGCCGCTCTTTGGTGACTAACCTATCAAGTGAGGGGATCATGCCCCATGTCACTGAGAAAATGCTGGGGCATGAACTTGGTGGTGTCATGGCTGTGTACAACAAACACGACTGGCTGGAAGATCAAAGAAAGGCATATGAGCTGTACGCAGATAAAATATTCTGGCACGTTAAACAGCTCGGTTAATCCCTCCATCACAAATCCATTTCTCAACCGCTCTGCGGCTATACCGCGCCGGATGTGTTAGCACTGGCGCTGGAAAGCCATGCTGTTTACGCAGCCGCCAGAGTGCCGTTCTCGCTTTACCAATTTCGTCCAAAACTTCTTTTTCACTCATAAAGTCGTGGTGCATATTCTTCTCCACACATTCCTGCTGCATCAGGGTTGTATTATTTACGAGTCTTTTTGATATCTTCTAATAAAGGAACCTCAAACTCCAATTTTTCCATTTTATAAAAATATTCATCAGGGTGTTGCTCAAGTAACGAAGTTAGCCTGTTACATTCTTCGTCGAAAAGCTTAATCGTGTATTTCAAGGTGTCGCTCACCAAGTTGTACAGATTGTTAAAATTAGCTTGTCCTAAGGTTACGGCAATAAAACTGGCGCAAATGACTTTCTCGACTTTATAATCTTTAGTGCCATCATTAAGAACCACGCCTGGTAAAGACTGTAAGTATGCATTTTCGTCATGAACAATATGCTTATTTCTTAGTGACTTAAAAAATTTAAAAGCTTCTAAAGCGGCTGGATCAAGATTCGAAAAAATTTCATTTTCATTCAGTTTTGTTCTAGAGCCCTTTCCGCCACCTTTTACTTGGTCAGTAAAGCATTTGATAAAATGGACTATCGAAGACCGCCAAAGCGATTCACACACGTTGGTTCTATCAAGCTGTGGGTTGTTAAGTATGTAATCCAAGCTTTCTAATGAAATATTTAAGTCTGTCATGTGTAGGTTTAGATCGGTTAAATCCTTTGAGATGCTTTTAGGTAATTTGAATAATCTATTGGCGTCAGGGATTCCTAATATTTCTATATTGCCATTTTCATAATTTATGCCGAATGACTCCATGTTTTTTACCTCTTTTAAATTACTATTCAATATGTTAAGTGGTTTATAAGTAACATTTTAACCACTAATATTCCAGCTTTTCGATTTTTCTTCGTATGATGTATAACTTAAACTGTAATAGCCTGTCCGGCACGCTGCGCGGCTTTGCGTTCGGCGGGAGATTTAGGCATCAAGCTTTTGCCTGCATCATCAGGAACACAATCATGGCTGCACGAAGAGGATTTTTATCTTCATAATCTTTATGAGGAAAGCCAGCCGCCGCGCCGTGGACACCTTCTTCGTTCCAATTGAACAAGAGATTAATTTCATTGCTCTGTATTATCGGTCCGGCGTCAGTCCATGATTTGCAGTAGCGGACAATCCGCGTCTCCAGATTTCCAAACCAGACCACAGCCTCACCTGCGAAGTTGGTAATCTTTCTGCCGGGATGAATGATTGCTGCTACAGCTACGTCAATTTCAAAGTCCGTCATTTCGCTGTAATTAGCCATTACTCACCATCCTTACCGGCGCGGAGCCAAATACATACTGCGCCGTCGTCAGTGTCATGGATAGAGCCAACGAACCAGCCATCTCCTGCAGGCGCATTAGGGAGCCATGTAGAGAGGTCATAACCATCAATACTGGGATCGATTTCCTCTTCGTCTCGGTATTCTATTTGCCACTCAAGGCCGTTTGATTCCATCCACTGATTGAATTCATCTGTAGGTATAGATTCACGACCATCACAGAGAGCCAGATAATCTGGGTGAGACCAGTAGCCATATTGATCGCGCTGAACGTTTAAAGGTTTGATGCTCATTGAATCTTCTCCTTAACCCATGCATTCCAGATATAGCCCACTGGCAAGCAGTCGGGCACGGCGTTTAGCTGCTTCACAGTGGCGCTTCTTTGCCTCTTCAGAGCAGTCATTTCTGTGGTTGATCACCATCGGCTTGCATGGTGGGCGAGCAACACGGCGTGGATTTCTGACCAGGGCGTAAGTTCGGTCAATAGAGCCGCCACCCAGAGAGACCTGATTCGTTCCTTCAACCTGTAGCGTTTCGCCACCTCTGCGCATTATGTGGAGAACCAAACGGTTGAACTCACTGAGGGTCATATCGAGACGTTCTGCCAGCTCCCGGCCCGTTGCCGGACCCTTTGATAACTGCCAGGCTAACTTTTCACTGAATCCGGCATTAGCCCCGTTGCTGCGCCGGAACTGGGCGACCTTTTTCATGACACCACCTTCAGTGTTACCGTGCGGGTACGGAGCAAATCCATTTCCATCTGAGAGATGATGTTTATCGCATGAGAGATGCCTGGCTGGTGGTGATTACCCAGCGTTGTTACCGCCTGTCGCGCTTCTCCGAGGACTTCACCACGCAGTGTGCGAATCCACTGGTCACAGGCTGGCGTCGCCAGTGCTACGTTCAGATCGTCAATCATGGTCAGGTCACTGCCTGCTGCTTGTAACGCTGAAATAGCGTCAGGCAGGATGCTGTTGATACGCAGAACCTCTGCAGCCATGAGGTTGGCGCGAACGGTGGCCACGTCGAGACGTGACGCCAGTTCAGTAACCATTTTCGCCATATCCAGCAATGATGTTTCCGATCCGATGTTTTTAGCGAACAGGTGGCCGGCAGCGACGACTTCTTTATTCGATTTGAAATGATGCATGTCATCGCCCTCAGTGAATGGTGATGGTGCTGTTAAGGCGCTCAGCTTCGTTCTGCGCCTTAATAGGATTAGTGATTACTGAACCGTCAGGCATTACCCAGCCGTTCAGGATATGGCTGTAGGGCAGGGTGATAATGCCTACAGTGATATGGTCGTTTGGCTTTTCCATGAAATTCTCCACACACGATTTTTGGTTGCATGAATCCCTTGCCAGTGATGGCAATAAAATACTTTTGGGATTCGTTTAAGTTGGCTGGTGGGTTACTGCAATAACCCACAGCCCGATTGCTCCACACACTTGAAAGGTTGCTGCGGTGCCGGGTGCCTCCCGGTGCTCTGGTCAGACTGACAGATACCAGAGCGGAGACTCTTAGACTGTGTGCAATCTTTGTCAGTCTTCCGCGCGCGCTAGCCGCATTCACCACAACGAGAAGGACACTTACTCCACGTCTCTAAAGCGTTCGAAAACACCCGCTTTGCAAATGTCCTTGTCGTTGTGAAAAAGGGCGGTTAAACAAAACTTTCTGAGTAACCGCCAACACAGCAATTCCGTACTCTTAAAACGCTGGTCCGCGAACCACGTTTTCAACATCACACTGCACACTCACCACGCCAGCATCACCACAGCAGATCACATCGGCATCCGGGAAGAGACGAAGAAAGGTCATTAGGTCCCGGATTGTTGTGTTCGACATGTTTTTAATTAGCTTCATTTGTTCTCCACACAATGGACAGTCACGACTGCAAACGTTTGGGCTGTCCTGATGAAGAAACAATAATTCGATTATGCGATATTCGCAAGTAATAAATTGCGTTATATGCAAATTTAATGCGACAGGCACAAAAAAACCCGGACAAGCCGGGCGTTTTTGAATTGGAAGAGGCTAAGCGTGACGCTTGAAAGCTTGAGACTGGCTGATCATGACTTTGCCAAATATGTAGAACCTGTGTTCATTTGCTTCGTCAATGAACCAGTCGCGATAGCGTGTGTTGTCGGAGATGACCAGCAGTTTATCCGGGATCATTTGAAGTCGCTTAATGTGCACTTTACCGTCAAAGCCAAACACATAGATGCCGTCACTATCGAATTTATTCACTGATATATCGACGAAAACTAAATCACCTGGCTCAATAGTACCGGACATACTATCACCGCCAACGTTGACCATTTTCACCATCTTCGCAGGTTTCCCGCTGAAGAAAGATTTAGCATGCTCAGAGTTATATTCAATAGAACGAATGACATCCACGGTGTCACTGCTTACGAATGCACCAGGTCCAGCGCTCACGGTTATATCAAGTAAGTCGACACGATACACATCCTCCCCCTTGCCATCTTTTACGTTATCCTTACTGTGATTATATACAGTAATTTCAGAGGGGGTGGCAGTAAATAATTCAAAAAGACTGACTTCGAGAGCCTCAGCTATCTTAATAAGCGCTTGCTCCGTAAATGATTTTTGTTTTCCTGTCTCAAGTCTGGAGATGTTTGCCTGATCCACGCCAACAGCTTCGGCCAGATCGCTCATTTTCATACCTCGCTGTAAGCGAAGCTCTCTGATGCGGTTTCCTATGTTCATGACCCTATTTAAATGTTGGTTTGCACGAAACGCAAATCAACTTGCGCAATCCGCGCGCATGCAATATTATGCGTATTACGCAATTAAAGGGGGTATTTATGGTCACACCGTTAAGAAACTTGCGTAAGGCGCAAGGAAAAACATTGAGTGATGTAGCTACAGCGATTCGTCTTGATGTTGGCAACCTGAGCCGTATTGAACGAGGTATCCAGGTCGCCTCGCTGGAAGTTGCTGAGAAGCTGTCGGTCTTCTTCAAAGGCGAAATTAGCGAGCTGGAAATTCTTTATCCGCAGAGATACCAAACCGGCAATGAAAATGTATCACCCGTTTCGTTGACAGCGAAACCACAGTAAGAGGATTCAAGCAGTGGGTAAACCAGAATGGCAAATTGAAAGGCAACCGGCATGGCTGGTGGCAGCAATCAAGAAGACTATTTCAAGTCTACCGGGCGGGTATGCAGAAGCAGCTGAATGGCTGGGTGTGACTGAAGATGCACTGTTCAATCGCCTGCGTACTAATGGCGATCAGATTTTCCCAATGGGTTGGGCGATGGTCCTGCAACAGGCAAGCGACACCAAGCACATCGCTAATGCGGTGTCCCGTCAGTCAAACAGCGTCAACGTTCCGCTGGTGGACATTGAAGATGTCGATAACGGGGATATCAATCAGCGCCTGATGGAATCAGTTGAGTGGATTGGCAAGCATTCAGCTTATATCCGCAAGGCTACAGCAGATGGCGTAATTGACGCTGCTGAGCGCGAGCAGATTGAAGAGAACAGCTATCAGGTCATGGCTAAGTGGCAGGAGCATCTGACACTGCTATATCGGGTTTTTTGCCCGCCAGAAAAGGTGAACGCCGCAGGATTGCAGCCCGCGGCGTTCGATGCGACTAAATCAACGTGTGTGGAGAACTAATCGCGTGATCAATTTAACCAGATTATCAGGCTTACCGCAATTTCGTTGCCTGCCTTCAGCTGGTGGCCGCTTCAGCAGTGAGCCGCTGCGGTATGTGCTTAATGTACCAGGTGTTAGCGAAGAAGTTAACCACAGCTTTGTTGACTGGGCTGTGGGTAATGCCAACCAGCGAATGAGGGAGACCGAATGCGTGAACTCGACCGAATCTTCCGTGATAAGCGCGGTATCTCTGTGCGGGTCATTCGATGGGAGCCAGAGAACGATAGGGTTATCTACCTGCGTGGCAACTACGAACACGGCGAGTGCTTCAGCTCTCTCGAACGTTTTAAGCAGTATTTCAGAGAGGTCAAATTAACTCATGAGCCTACTTCTGAAAGTTAAACCATTGGTGATTAGCCCGGCTCTTGCACAACGCATTGGGCTAAATGAGGCCATTGTGCTGCAACAGATTTGCTACTGGCTTGAGGATACCAATTCAGGTGTTGAGCACGATGGCAAACGCTGGGTTTATAACACCATTGATGAGTGGACTGAGCAGTTTCCATTCTGGTCTGAGAAGACTGTGAAAAGGGCGCTTACGTCGCTAAAGGCGCATGGACTCATCTATGTCGAGCAGCTGAAGAAAACGCAGCATGACCGTACAAATTTTTATGCGATTAACCACGCAAACCCACTGTTGACCGATGGGGACAAATTGACCCCATCGAAGAAGACAAATTGTCCTCATCGAGAAGGTCAATCTGTCCCAATGGATAAGGTCAACTTGGGCCAATCCATCAGGTCAACTTGTCCCACTCTTACAGAGAATACAACAGAGAATACTACAGAGATTACAACAACCCCTTCTTGTCAGGTTGCGGCGCAACCAGACGATGAGTGGTCGCTGGTTCATCGTTCTCGCGAAGTCTTACGTCACCTGAACAAAATTACTGGCGCTAAGCACACAGAGGCACAGTCGTCGATGGGTCACATCAAATCCCGGCTGAAAGATGCATTTACGGTGGATGAGCTTTGCCTGGTGGTGGATTACAAACACGCCCACTGGGAAGGGACTGAGGAATACCAGTACATGCGTCCCAAGACCCTATTCATCCCCGGCAATCTGCCTGGCTATCTGCAGTCTGCTACTAAATGGGATAAGGCCGGTCGTCCGCCACGCTCTGAGTGGAATGCTCTGAAGCGCAATATGCAGCGGGATATCACTGTCATTCCGCAGCCTGACAGCTCAGTGCCTCACGGCTTTCGCGGTTAACGGGAGAATAATCATGATCAACCACGAATCAAAAATTCTTGAACTGATTACCCGCAATGGTCCGCTGAAGGTCCGCGAACTCTGCAAGCTTACCGGCCTGCATGAGACCTCAGTTAAGCGCTTTATCAAACCGTTGTTCACCAGAGGGAATCTCAAGCGGTCTAGTGACTGGAGCTACTCGATTAACACAGCCCCATTGCCGGTTGAGAGCGAGAGATACAACTACAAGGCGAAGCAGGCCGCCGAACTGGAGAGAAAAGGGTTCTGGCTGCGTGCAGCACAGGTATGGCGTGAAGCAATGCTGGTAGCCAAGTTCGATGCATCACGCAACGAAGCCAAAGAGAACTGCGACCGCTGTGCTGTAAGGGGCTCTTTCAACTGTGGCAGCTACAGCGGGCTTGATACAGGCCGAATTGGCGAAAGCTTCCTGAGTGAGGATCGCCAATGAAAGCGCACCTCAAGAGCCACTACGAACGCAATGAGATTTTCTATCAGGCCATCCGCACCGCAGCCGTGATGATTGCCGCACTGATTTTGGTCCTGACATGGGAGCTGACCACAGCATGAGTACTTTAGCGCGCATTTACGACGATAAGAAAAACAGCGACACCGATATCACCACCCGCAAAACCTACCTGCTGGGCGTTGATGAGCTCTATGTCGAAACTAATTACAACATCCGTGATATCGATCAGACCCATGTCGAAGAGTTCCGCGATGCCTTTATCGCTGGTGAGCAAGTGCCTCCGTTGGCTGTTAAGGTCACTGAGAAAGGCATTAAGATCATCGACGGCCATCACCGCTATTATGGTGCGAAGCTTGCACAGGAAGCAGGCTACACGCTTCGCCTTGAGTGTAAGGACTTCGTGGGTAGTGAAGCTGACAGCGTGGCATTCATGGTCACCAGCAGTCAGGGCCGCGCTCTGTTACCGCTGGAACGTGCAGCAGCCTATCAGCGCCTCGTGAATCAGGGCTTAGAGCCAGCTGAGATTGCCGCTAAGGTGAAGCGCTCGGTCACCGATGTTGAACAGCACCTTCAACTGCTGACTGTTGGCGAACCGCTGATTGAAATGGTTAAGTCTGGCGAAGTGGCCGCAACCACAGCAGTAGCCCTGCAGCGTGAGCATGGCGTGAAAGCTTCTTCCGTTGCTCAGGAGCAGATGCAAAAGGCCAAAGCAGCTGGGAAGAAGAAGCTGACCCGCTCAGCAGCTATCGTATCACCGGCAAAACTGCGTGAAAAAATTCGGGCGGAGCATGCGGCATGGTCTCAGGAAACGTTTGGCGATGTTGGCCCGATTGGTCCCCTGAAGCATTTGGCAAAAGAAGCGATGGAAGCAGCTGAAGCACCTGACGACCTGTCCGAGTGGGCTGACCTTCAGTTTCTGCTGTGGGATGCCATGCGTCGCGCCGGTATCACCGAGGAAGAACTCAATGCCGCGATGGAATTGAAACTCAGCGTCAACAAGGCCCGTATCTGGCCCGAACCCAAAGACGGTGAGCCGCGCGAACACCTGAAAGCTGATAGTGAGGAACCCGTTCAGTCTGAAAAAGACTATGGCGATGACCTGCCATTGCTGAAGCACGAAATCCTTGAGCAAAGCGGTGTTGAAGCGTGGGCGTGCGTTATTGCAGCATTCAAAATGAAAGCTGAGTACACCTACAGCGAATCCAAATGGGCGCATACCTGGGCGGCTGACTCTGTTGAGAACCCTACCTGTGTGACAGTGCCAGCAGAGACGATTGCCAGCGCAGTACGTCTCATCAAGCAGCATCAGGACGACCTTGAACTGAAGCTATGGGTGTCCGAGCAGTACGACGATTCAGAGCTGGCAATAGAGCAGTTGCAGCGCTTCTCAGCGGTGCTTGTAGAAGTTCGCCAGGATAAGCCATGCACGGTTCAGGAGTTCATCGCGCTGGTGGAGCAGACTAATCGTGACTGCTGGTCAAACATCCGCATGCTGCGTCAGGCAGTTCGTGAAATCGCCGGTCAGATGACTATTCCAGGTGTTGGGGAGGATGCAGCATGAGTCGCTTTACCGGGAGGGTGGCATGAAGTTACCGATACCTGGCAGGCAGGGTGGATGGTGGCTGGCAATAAGTTGGCAAAGGCGTTTGGCTTGGGAATACGTAAGTATCTGGAATGATGGCCCAATGCGGGCCGTCTGGATGGGGCATTTATGCATTCAGTGGTGGTGGCGATGAAAAACAACGATGAGCTTGAGAGGCAGACATTTGAGCAATGGGCGGACTGTTGGGGATTCGACCTTCATATTTTTGAAGGCGAGTATGATGATCCGGCTACAGCTAACGCATGGAAATGCTGGAATGCAGCATGGCTGGCCCGTGGTGAGCAGGAGTCTGAATGAAATTAACTCTCCCGTTCCCGCCAAGCGTTAACACATACTGGCGTAACACCAGAAAGGGAGTATTGATCAGCGCCTCCGGGCGCTGTTTCCGCTCCAATGCTCTTGCCGCCGTCATGGAGCAACTTAAACGCCGACCACAGCCGATTACAGTGAATGTTGAGGTGAGTGTTTTGCTGTTACCGCCAGACAAGCGCCAGCGTGATCTTGATAACTATCTCAAAGCATTATTCGATTGCCTTACACATGCGGGTGTATGGTGTGATGATAAACAAATTAAGCGATTCACTATAGAGTGGGGAAGACAGGTAAAGCAGGGAAGGACAGAAATTACCATTCAACCTTTAACGCTTTTAGAAGATCAATATTTGTGAAGAGAAAAAAATAACCTTGCACTTATTTAATTAATTCATTACAAAGAGAATGACATTCTTAATTTAATTTATTAGCTGTCAGTGGTAGTTAATTAAGCAAGTGTATCTTACTGATTTGATGTTTCATTCAGGTTTTATATGGAAGGGCAACTTATAACAACTGGTTTAAAATTCAGATGTTATAAGTTATATAACGCAGCGTTGACAATCAAAGCAATATCGTCAATGAGGCAGGGCTATCAGTTGCTATTCTTTCTTGTTTATTATGTTGCCTATTATGTCAAAAGCTTTCTCATAAGCACTTTCTGGTGATTTTCCGATTGAAATAACTCTTGGGGAAAACTCCTTTGCAAATAAGATAGCCTTATCTGCACTTCCTTCTGATACAACCAAAGCTAGAGCTTGGGATTCGTAAAGCTCTGCTAGTTGGGCATAATACCGCATGAACATTAAAGATATTTGTACAAGAAATAAAAGTAGTATCATTGAGCACAGAGAAAATGCAATTGTTGCGACAGAGGTCGTAACGCTGTTAATGAGACTTTGCTCGCCTGAACCCATTCTATAACGAACGCCTTTCCAGTCTGCATAGCTATCAAGCAATTTCGACCTAACTTCTATGCTTTTAACCATACGTTCAAATTCATCCTGCGATGCCTTTAGTAAAAAGTTATTATTATCTTTTTTAATTGAATCATCGATTTTTGTTTTTGAATCGGAAGGTGTACCTTTATCTGGTGGGTACATTTCTCTAAAAGTATTGTAAATAAATCTTTCATTTTCATTAGCTATTTTATCATTATTGTTTGATGATAACTTCTTATAAACTTCACTCATTCCTTTTGCAAGGCCGCTGGTTGTGTTTATATATATAATTCCAAAAATTATAAGGGAGAGAATGAATAACACTGATGCAATTATTGTTCTTGTCCTTCGAGCTGATGCTGCTCTCTTTTTTAAATTATCAATTGCATCAGAAAAATAAGTTTCATCCATTTTTGGTGCCTTTCAGAGGTGGAAAGCAGTTGGGGGTGAGTTTTTATCAAAATGGCTTTTTGCTGAGATAAGGAGGCTCAATGATCCATTCTAATTTTAAAATATCATATCAATAGGTGCGTAAAAAATACACCCCCCAGCCCACAAAATCCTCACTTCAAACAAAAAAGTAAGTGGTGGGTAAATAGACTAGGCAGACGAGAAAACCCTACCTCTCAACATGGAAGTGAAATGAATCAAAATAGCGTTTATAGTGAGAATACCTAGGGCATATTGCAGATGCTTTTGGTAAAGGTTGGTCCCGTTCATTTGCAGATGATGGGGCGGGGCCGGTTGACAACAGTGTGTGGAGAAAAAAGCATGAATCAGCTTCTAGTGATTGATGGGGTTTCCGTTCGTCAGGACAACTCCGGCCGTTATTGCCTTAACGATCTTCATCGTGCAGCAGGCGGCGAACGACGACATGAACCTTCCTTGTGGCGTAACCTTCAACAGACCAATGAACTCGTTCAGCTTCTGAGCGATACAGGAATTCCTGTATCGGTAATTAAGGGCGGAATGAACCAAGGCACGTTCGTATGCAAAGAGCTGGTCTACTCATATGCGATGTGGATCAGCGCCGAATTCAGTTTAAAAGTAATCCGCACGTACGATTCTCTGGCATCAAAGCCCCCCGTAGTTTCAATGCCAGAAAAAGTGCAGGCCAGCATCATCCTGCTTGAATCAGCCTCCCGAATGCTGAACTTTTCAAATTCCTCAAAGCTTGGCGCATATCAGAAGATTCAACAGCATTACGGTATCCCTAACATGATGCCTGCGTATGCTATTGATGCACCTATTGACGCACAAGACGGGTCAAGCCGTCCCACGCTCTCACTGAGTGCACTTCTTAAGGCCAACAGTATTCGAATGAATGCGAGCCAGGCCTATCGTCAGCTTGAGAAGCTGGGGATCGTTGAACATAAAAGTAGAGCCAGCCGGTCAGGCACCGATGGTGTGAAGTTATTCTGGTCACTGACAGCTAAGGGCTGCATGTACGGCAAAAATATCACTAGCCCTGCTAATCCACGTGAGACTCAGCCTCATTTCTTCGAATCAAAATTTGCCGAGTTGCTTCGCCTGCTCGACAGCGTGCATTGAGGTGGCCGCATGAGAGCGTTACTTACACCCGAGGTGGCACCGCGCACAGGTATTGTACTGCTTAAGCCTGGTCCCGATCTTTTGAGGCTGTTTCAGGGACGTGTTGTGATTAGCACTCCGACACTGGATATGGCAGACCTTCCATCTGGCCGCCTAAATGACGGTACACAGCCGCTACTTGATGAGCCCTCGCTGATTCCTTTCTTCAGTCATGAACGTGTGATTAAGGCCGCTGGTGGGCCTAATGCGCTGGCATCTTTCGTCCAGTCTTTCAACTGCTGCCAATGGGAGCGGGAGAGGCTGGGCGTCTGGCATCACCATGAATTTACTGTGTCAGAAACTGAAAACGGCCTGGTGTCTCTTTGCTACAGCCACGATAATGAGTTCAGGGAAAATGGTGTCCCTGGCAAGGTTGAGAGCATCGCGAAGGGTAACACCGCGCTCTGGATAATCAGAGCCGCGTGTAACCAGATGGCATTAACAGGTGACCACCAGCTGACCCTGCCGGAACTGTGCTGGTGGGCGACCCTGAATGATGTGATTGACCTGATACCAGAGGCACCAGCCAGGCGCGTTCTGCGCATGCCAAAAGAGAGCATCCAGAGCGGCGAGCTTAAAGAAGCCCGTATCGTTCCGGCCCGACCGGCACGCGAAGTTATTCAGGATGCTGCGCAGCTGGTCAAAAAAATAATCGACCTGCGCGCCGATCCTGAATCACCAGAATCCTTCATGAAGCGACCCAAGCGTAAGCGCTGGGAGAATGAGAAATACACACGATGGGTAAAATCGCAGAGCTGCGCATGTTGCGGCAGACAAGCTGACGATCCTCATCACATCATCGGACACGGGCAGGGGGGAATGGCAACGAAGGCGCATGATTTATTCGTGATACCGCTATGCAGAGCGCATCACGATGAACTGCACCGGGATATGAAAGCGTTTGAAGCAAAATATGGCAGTCAGGTTGAGCTGCTATTCAGGTTCCTTGATTTCGCGATTGCAGTCGGTGTTATCGGGACAGACAAAAAATAAAGTGTGTGGAGAGGATTATATATGCGTGACATGTCACAGGTATTAGAGCGCTGGGCGGGATGGGCTAAATCAGACAGCAGCGGTGTCGATTACTCAGCAATCGCAGCGGGATTTAAAGGGCTGCTGCCGCAGGACTCAAAGTTAACGCTTACATGCAGCGATGGAGACGGACTGATTATTGAAGGTTGCCTGTCACGGCTTAAAGCTAAGCGCCCGGATGAACATGCGATCATTGTGCTGCATTACTTTTTCAATATCTCAAAGCGCACCCTGGCTAAACAGGCTAAACGCGATGAGAAGATAGTCAGAATTGAAATCCAGATGGCAGAAGGCTTTATTGAGGGGTGCTTGGCAATGCTGGATGTGCGGCTTGATATGGACGACGAATTGACACCGAAAAAAAATATTAAAAAACCTCTAACGCGGTCCGCATTTTCCTTAGTAATCTGATAAGGTCGATTACCAAGCAGTGCAGCTTATCTGCTAAAAGTCAGTTCCAAATGTGGATGTCAAAGCGCCTCGGGCCTCACCAGCCTGGAGGCGTTTTTTATTTAAATATCCCCTGCAAGGGATAGACAATTACTTATCCCCTATAGGGTATAGACAAATTAACCCTGTTGCCGACGGGCAAGGCAGTTACCGCTTTCGCGTCAGGGTTCCTTCAAAAAGTATTTATATCGCTCCTGAGTAAACAATAATGTTGACGTGGTAAGCAAAAATGATTACTATAGTTCCATGTTCAACAGACAGGAGGAGTAGTGAAGCAGAGCGAGTTCAGGCGGTGGCTTGAATCTCAGGGAGTCGAAGTTTCAAACGGTACTAACCATCTGAAGCTGAGATACAACGGGAAGCGAAGTGTAATGCCGAGGCATCCCGGCGCTGAGTTAAAAGAACCACTGCGAAAGGCCATAATGAAGCAGTTAGGCCTGAAATAATTAACCAGCCCTCCGGGGCTGGTTCTCGCGAAGTTTCACTAACACGATATGCGATACCCGATAAATCTCGAACCGTGCGACGGCGGATATGTGGTTTCGTTCCCGGATATACCGGAAGCGCTTACTCAGGGCGATACGCGAGAGGAAGCGCTGGCGATGGGGCTGGATGCGCTGGTTACTTCATTTGATTTCTACTTTGAAGATAACCAGCCAGTTCCGGCACCGGGTCCGATTACCGGCGATTTTGTAGAGGTTCCGGCGAGTGTGTCGGCAAAGGTGCTGTTGCTAAATGCTTTCCTTGCTTCCGGCTTAACTCAGGTTGAGCTGGCTTCACGCATGGGAGTTAAAAAGCAGGAGGTAACGCGCATCTTCGATCTGCACCACTCGACCAAAATTGATACGGTTCAAAAAGCGTTAAATGCGCTGGGCAAGCGGCTTGAATTAGTCGCTGCCTGACAGCTTTAAGCATCCAATTCAAAGGCTCACTTCGGTGGGCCTTTTTTTGCTGAGCGATTGCTTATCAAAGGTAGCTAACGAACTTGTTTCAAATCAAACAAACTGAAATTTGCTTAACGATTTCGTCAGTAGGTGTATAAAGTTTCCCATCCAAACCTCCCGGGAAATAACTATGAAAAAGTGTTTATTGGTCGTAATGGCGGCAGTATCACTCGCTGGCTGCGCCTCAAATGACATTGAGGACATGCCTCATGACGCTAGAGTCAGGCTCGCTAATATGGAAGGCTACTCTAATAACCCATACCCAAAAGCCAAAATGCTCGGTGAGGTAATGGGAATGAGCTGTGCTCGAAAGGGTGGTTCATCAATGATGGTTACTGAAATTGGTGGAAACCTTTTCGCTACAAGCACAGGTCCCGATGTTGCAAATGGAGCTGAGGCTCTTCAAGACATGAGATATAAGGCTGCGATGATGGGCGGTGATGCCGTAGTAAACGCTGTCTGCAAATCTGGTGGCGTAGATTGGGGTCACAACTGCTGGTCGACAGTTAAATGCGTTGGGGACGTTGTCAGTAAATAAGCGTAAGCACAAGTCATAAAATTTCTAAGGCTCACTTCGGTGGGCCTTTTTCGTTTTTGCGCACACCAATCAGTCTCCACACACTTTATTGACACCGTGGTGCTGCGCAATCCTCTCAATGAAAGTAAGCCGCCATCATCCCGGTGGCGGGAATAAGAGCATGCCTCCAGAAAAAGACCCGGGCTTTTGGGCCACAGTGCTGCTGTGGCTGTATGCCCACAAAACAGAATGGGGATATGCCGGGGTAGCAGGCATGTTTTCACTATTACGCAGTGCCTATGCAAAAAGCCCGTGGAGTAAACGGGTTCTTGACGCTGTTTCCTGCAGTGCGCTGGCGTTCTTCGCTGCTCCCACACTTCAGGTAGTCGGCGCTCTCTTCAACTGGAGCATTCCTGACGCAGCCGCACAGGTCTTCGCGGTGTACATCGGGTATGTCGGCAATGACTACATCAGCGCCAGACTGCGCGGGTGGATAGACAGAAAAGCAGGGGATACAAATGAAGGTCAGCAATAACGGCATCAACCTCATCAAGCGCTTTGAAGGCTTGGAGCTTAAGTCTTACAAAGACAGCGTTGGCATTCTGACTATCGGGTACGGGCATACCCACGCAGTCAGAGCAGGAGACGTGATCACCGGCGAACAGGCTGATGCTTTTCTTCGTGAAGATTTACAGGTGGCAGAACTGACCGTTAATACCAACGTAAAGGTAAAGCTCACCCAGGGGCAATTCGATGCGTTGGTGTCATTCGTGTTTAACCTTGGGTCCGGTAACTTCGTTAAATCGACCCTTATCAAAAAGCTCAATGCTGGTGACTACGCTGGCGCAGCTGATGAGTTCGGCAAATGGGTTAACGCTGGTGGTAAGAAGTTGCCCGGACTCGTTAAGCGCCGCGCAGCTGAAAGAGAGGTATTTCTGACATGAACCCGTTAAACCTCATCAAAACTTTTTCACCCGTTATCGTCATTGGTCTTATCTGCCTAGCTCTCTGGATGCTCAATGCTCGCAGCTCTCAGCTTGAGGCAACTAATCAGCGGCTGGAGAAATTAGCCAACAGCAAAGACGATCAGATTAACGACCTGCGGTCCAAAAACGATGGTCTGGCATCAAGCGTCACTGACCTTGTGGCAGCCGTTAAGCAGCAGAATGACGTAATGATTCAGGTCACAGAGCAGCGTGCCGTAACAGCCCAGCAGAACCGGAAACTACAGAATGAAATTAAGCGTTACCTTGCGGCGGACAAGTGTGCTGTTGCTCCTGTTCCCCCTGATGCTGCTGACAGGCTGCGCGATGCAGCAAAAGCCGCTGGTGGAGTACCGGACAGTAAAGCAGCCACAGCTAAGCCTTCCGGCTGAACTGACAAGCCAGATTGACGTACCCGCGCCGTCTCAGGATATGACGTTCGGTGACAGCGTAAGCCTCAACGCTGAGTTATATGGCGCTCTGGGGCAGTGCAATATTGACCGCGCGGCTATCCGTAAAATCGACTCAACCAGATAGGTAAATACATGAGCGAAGCAAAACCGCAGGACGGAAGCAAAGTGCAGGGTTATCGCACATTGACCGACAAAGACATTCTGGAAATGAATCGTCTCAAAGAAATTAGTCGCCAGTTTATCGCCCAACTGGATTACCTGAAAGGCGCTAAAGACTACGATCCTCGCTGGCTGGCCCAGGCAAAAACATCAATGCAACATGCCTGCATGTTCGCCTGCCGTGCAGTTGCTCAGCCGGATGATGATTGCTGAGTTCATTAAAAGGCGCATTTGCAATCGCGCCTCACTGATTTAGCTCTAGATGATGTCGGCGTTTTTTAATTGTGTTATGAGAAAATCAACAACAGTAGTTAAATCAGCCGAAGTAGAAAGCAAAGATGCGATAGAAGACATTTTAATAATTCTTCTAATTAACTTAGGCTTACGAGTTCTCAAAGAAGAAACTTCATTTTTTAATTCATCAAACTCCTTTTGATGAGAGCTTAAAGCTCTAAGGAATTTTTCAACGTCATAGTCCTTATCGAAGGCGAACATGCCGACCTTGCACTTTTTGACGCTGGTACTGGAAATGTCAATGTTTGCGTTTGCTGGGAAAATTATCCCGGTTTCAACGCCTTCAATTACACAACCTCGAATTGATGACATATACGTTACCCTCAACTGAAGATTAGAAAAAGAATGGGATTGGAAGTGAAATCCATCATAGCAACAATCATGTGAAAAAAAGAATATGTATGCGTCTCATCTCTATAAGCGTCATAAGTATTTGATGAAGTGATTAACAGGGGATAACGGTTAGCCACGCTGTGAAGCGTTACGAAATCGGTCCATCTACCACATATGCGATTATGTAAGTAAATGGCAGTCATGCCTAGGCGCAGTGCAGATGGGGGCTGGGATAATGCAATTGAGCGATCAGGTGCGTGATAATGAAAGGGCGCATTTAGCGCCCCTGATATGTAGTTTATTTTTTAGGTGTAGAGCTATCAATGTATGGCCTTTTGTATTCCTTAGCCAATGCATTGAAAGTATCCTCAAATTTATTTTTGATGTAATCGGTAGGCATATGATCTGAATTGGCGAGACGCCCTGCCAGCAGGACGCAGGTCTGGGCAAATAGGAATTGCTTGAGTTGTTCTTGTTCGTTCATACAAACGTTCCTTCGTGGTTGAAAGTGGCAACTAAAGATTAATAGCGAATCTAAGTTTCTTAATCAATAACTTTCTCACGCTTTATTTTGTGCTGAAAACGGTATTCACTGAGTTCAAGTTTCAGCATAAACACGATGAATCATCGGCTGGTGGTCTCACCATTGCCGAGGGTTAAACACATCCAGTCAGCAGGAAACTCTGATGTCTGAGCCACGCATTTATAACAGTCGCTGGGATAAAGCCAGACTCTCATTCCTCAAATCGCACCCTCTCTGCGCCATGTGTCACCGGCAGGGTAGAGCAGTGGCGGCTGCTGTCGTTGACCACATCAAGCCACACAGGCTGAAGGAAGCAATCAACGGCGGCATACAGGATGAGATAGCGAAGGCTCAGAAGCTCTTCTGGGATAAGGCGAACTGGCAGCCCCTTTGCAAGCAGCATCACGACTCCACCAAGCAGCGCGAAGAGAAGCGCGGACACGTCATAGGGTGCGATGAGAATGGCCTCCCCCTCGACCCGTCATCACATTGGCGTAAATGAGAATAAATATCATTTAACATCAGGGGTGAGAGGGGATGTGGCTAGGTGAGAACGATTATCATCATCACCGGGGAGGGTGGGGTCAGAGTTCAGAGGCTAACGACCTCCTGACCGCCCGCCCCCCTTTTTATGCACAACCGCGAAATGAAAAGTTTTTTTCTGGGAGGTTTTTATGGCCGGAAGACGACCAAAACCGACCCACCTTAAAGTCGTTACTGGCAATCCGGGCAAGCGAAAACTTAACGACAAAGAGCCTGCACCCGCGAGAGAAATCCCCAGCCCGCCGTCACACCTCACCGATTGGGGAAAGGTTGCGTGGGGAAAGCTGACCGTTCTGCTTGATGGAATGGGCGTGCTGACCGTCGCCGATGTTCTTGCGCTGGAAAGGCTCTGCGATATCTATGCCGACATTCTTCAGCTGCGAATCACTATTGCCGAAGAGGGAAGGACATACACGGTTCAGACCGAAGGCGGATTTCTTATCAAGGCCAACCCGGCTGTTTCAATGCTGGCTGATGCAGACCGGCGCTTCAAAAGCTACCTGGTAGAGTTCGGCCTGACACCGGCTGCCCGGTCAAAGGTGAACGTGAATGGTGGAGAAAAAGAAGAAGACCCGCTCAACCAGTTCTTCGGTTGATCCGGCGACGCAGTATGCAATGGACGTTACCAGCGGGGCTGTTCTTGCCGGGCCAGATATCCGCGCTGCATGCGCCCGCCACATCCGGGATTTGGATGAAGGGCCAAAGCGTGGACTGTTCTGGGATGTCGAAGCGGTTACGCGTGTTGTTAACTTCTTTGCTCAGGTCCTGAAGCTCAACGGGGGCGAGCATGAAGGTAAGCCTTTCATCCTGCTGCCGTGGCAATGTTTCATTGTTGGCTCCCTGTTCGGCTGGAAGGCGGAAGACGGCACACGTCGATTTCGCATGAGTTACATCGAGTCCGGCAAGGGTTCTGGCAAGTCGCCGCTTGCGGGCGGCGTCGGTCTTTACCTGCTGATGGCAGACAAGGAACCCCGCGCCGAAGTCTACGCGGCGGCCACGAAAAAAGACCAGGCAATGATCCTGTTCCGCGATGCGGTAACGATGGTCGATCAGTCGCCCGCGCTGGCACAGCGCATCACCAAATCTGGCACCGGGCTTAACGTGTGGAACCTTGCGTTCCTGCAGACAGGCTCTTTCTTTAAGCCGATCAGCTCTGATGATGGTCAGTCAGGCCCGCGCCCGCACGGCGCACTGATTGACGAAGTGCATGAGCACAAAACAAACGCCGTTGTTGAGATGATGCGCGCCGGTACAAAGGGCCGCCGTCAGGCGCTGATGTTCCTCATCACCAACAGCGGCCACGATAAAACCAGTGTCTGTTTCGAATATCACGAATACGGTCGCAAGGTGGCAGCCGGTGATTTAGTCGATGACAGCTTTTTCAGCTTCATCTGCTCGCTGGATGAGGGCGACGACCCATTTAAGGATGAATCCTGCTGGGGCAAGGCTAACCCGTCGCTGGGCCAGACCTTCACCGATAAATATCTGCGGGAGCAGGTAACGCAGGCGCGGGGCATGCCGTCAAAAGAGAGCATCGTCCGCCGCCTAAACTTCTGCCAGTGGGTGGAAGCGTCCGATCCGTGGATTGACAGCGACACCTGGATGAACTGCGAACAGGACTTTGACCCGGAGGATTTAGCGGGGGAAGAGTGCTATGGCGGACTGGACCTGTCCGGCTCCCGTGACCTGACGGCGCTTGCGCTTTACTTTCCGAAATCCAAAAAGCTTTTAGTTGAGTTCTGGACGCCGAAAGATTCTCTGCTGGAGCGTGCCAAAACTGACCATGTTCCTTATGACGCCTGGCTGCGTAATGGCTTTATTCACGCGCCGCCGGGTAAGGCGGTCAACTACGGTTTTGTGGCGGTGCGCATCGGTGAACTGGCGGCCAGATACGATATTAAGTGCATCGCGTTTGACCAGTACCGCATTAAGTACCTTGAGCCCGAGCTGGAAAGCGAGTCTGTGAGCGTCGATCTCGTTCCGCACGGGCAGGGCTTTTACAAGGCGCAGGAATCCGGTCTGTGGATGCCGCGTTCTATTGAGCTGTTTGAGGAGCATCTGAATAACCGGGTGCTGGTCATCCGGCCTAACCCCTGCCTGCGCTGGAATGCCGCCTGTGCGGTGCTTGAGGCTGACCAGAAGGACAACCGCATATTTGCCAAAAAGAAAAGTACCGGCCGCATCGATGGCGTGGTGGCTTCGGCTATGGCAATCGGTGCCGCAGAGGATGCAGTGCTGGTAGACAGCGGCGATCCTGATGACTTTTTTGATGACCCGATCATGGTAGGTATCTGATGAAGGAAAAAAAACAGCCGGGTCGCATCAAGAGCGCGATTGTGAACTGGCTCGGTGAGTCGATTGGGCTTAATGACGCTGCATTCTGGCAGGAGTGGTACGGCACAAGCAGCAGCGGAAAGGTCGTGACAGCAGAGAAAGCGCTGGCACTGGCCTCTGTCTGGGCGTGTGTGCGCCTGCTGAGCGAGTCAGTTTCAACTCTGCCGATGAAGGTTTACGAACGTGCCGCTGACGGCTCGCGCAAGCTGGCGCTCAACCATCCTGCTTATCAGCTGCTGTGCCGCCGTCCCAACAGTGAAATGACGCCGTCGCGCTTTATGCTGATGGTGGTTGCCAGTATCTGCCTGCGTGGTAATGCCTACGTTGAGAAAAAGATGATCGGCACTAAGCTGGTTTCTCTGGTGCCGCTGCTTCCGCAGAGCATGAAGGTGGAGCGGCTCGACAGTGGCGAACTGCAGTACACCTACACAGAGAAGGGCGTGCCGCGCATCATCCCGGTTAAAAATATGATGCACATCCGGGGCTTTGGTCTGGATGGCGTATGCGGCATGATGCCGATGCGTACCGGGCGTGACGTGTTTGGCGCAGCGATGGCGGTCGAAGAGTCAGCCGCAAAAATTTTTGAAAACGGTATTCAGACGTCAGGCTTCTTTCTTTCAAAGAATCTGCTGACAAAAGAACAGCGACAGAAAAACCGCGAAAACCTTAACCGGTTCGTCGGTTCGAAAAACGCGGGCAAGGTGATGGTTCTTGAGGGCGACATGTCCTACCAGGGCATCACCCTTAACCCTGAAGATGCTCAGATGCTGGAGTCACGATCATTCAGTATTGAGGAAATCTGCCGCTGGTTCCGCGTGCCGCCGTTTATGGTCGGTCACGTTGATAAGCAGAGTAGTTGGGCGTCGAGCGTTGAAGGCATGAACCTGCTGTTCCTGACAAATACGCTTCGGCCGATGCTTGTGAACATTGAGCAGGAGATATCACGCTGCCTGCTGAACGGTGATGAAGACCTGTTTGCTGAGTTCTCCGTTGAAGGCTTGCTTCGTGCCGACAGCGCCGGACGCTCCGCTTATTACACCACCGCGCTGCAGAACGGCTGGATGTCCCGTAATGATGTGCGCCGTCTGGAAAATCTGCCGCCGATTGAAGGTGGTGATATCTACACGGTGCAGCTGAATCTGACACCGCTTGAGGACTTACGCAAAAACAGCACCGCCGCAAGGGCCACGCTGTTGCGCGAAGTTCACAATGCCGTTTTCCCTGACATTCCTTTCGAACAATCACCGCTTAAACAGGCGGCTTAGGAGCATCCCCAATGACAGTAAAAAGTCTTCCGGCAGCGCCGGAGGGGCGGCCTTTTGCGCGCGAAAACCGCGATCTGCCGTCTTCCGCAATGGATCGCTGGAACGGCGGCATCAAGGCCGCAAAGAGTGATGAAAACAGCATCTCCGTGTTCGACGTCATTGGCGCTGACTGGTACGGCGACGGCGTTACCGCCAGCCGCATCGCTGCCGCGCTCCGCTCAATCGGCGGTGCCGACGTGACCGTGAACATCAATTCGCCTGGCGGCGACATGTTTGAAGGCCTGGCGATTTACAACCTGCTGCGTGAGTACGAAGGGAAGGTCACCGTCAAGGTGCTGGGCCTTGCAGCCTCCGCTGCATCGATTATCGCGATGGCCGGTGATGAGGTGCAGATCGGTCGCGGTGCCTTTCTGATGATCCATAACTGCTGGGTGTATGCGATGGGCAACCGTCACGACCTGCAGCAGATTGCGGCGGATATGGTGCCTTTTGATAAGGCGATGAACGATATCTATGGCGCACGTACCGGTCTGGATGCGGACACCATCGACGCGATGATGAATGCCGAAACCTATATCGGCGGCAGCGATGCGGTTGAAAAAGGTTTTGCAGATCGCCTGCTGGCGGCAGATGAGATTGCTGACGGCGACGACAGCCCTGCAGCTGCACTGCGCAAGCTGGACGCGATGCTGGCAAAAACCGATGCACCGCGCTCCGAGCGTCGAAAACTTCTTAAAGCGTTAACCGGCAGCAAGCCTGGCGCTGCTGCCACCCCTGAAGGTATGCCGGGCGCTACCGACGAAATCAACCCCGAAAATATTGCTCAACTTAAAAACGCGCTCGCCGCGTTCGGCTAATAAGGATTCATCATGTCAGATGTAAATGAGTTACTGAAAAAAGTATCTGCAAAGCTGGAGGAAGTGTCCGGCACTTTCAGTCAGAAGGCTGAAGATGCGCTAAAAGAAGCGAAAAACTCCGGCCAGCTGTCTGCTCAAACCAAAGAAGCAGTAGATAAAATCGCCACTGAATTTAACGCGCTGACTGAGGCAAACAAGTCACTGAAAGCATCGCTGGGCGATCTGGAGCAGCACGTTGCACAGATGCCGCTGGCGAATGCTAAAAACGTTATTGAAACCGTGGGCGGTCAGGTTGTTTCTTCTGAAGCGCTGAAGGCGTTTTCAGCAAGCATCGAAGGCAATAAGCGTCTGAGCATCCCCGTTAAGGCGGCACTGCTTTCAGTGAACGTGCCAGGCACAATAGTAGCGCCTGACCGTCTGCCTGGCATCGATCAGCAGCCTAAACAGCGCCTCTTTATCCGCGATCTGATTGCGCCGGGGCGTACTGAATCCAATACCATCTACTGGGTTCAGCAGACCGGCTTCACCAATAATGCAGCGACCGTTGCTGAGAACACCAAGAAGCCGTACAGCGATATCACTTTTGCGGAAAAAATCACACCGGTCCGCACCATCGCGCACCTGTTCAAAGCCGCCAAGCAGATTCTGGATGATATGCCTCAGCTGCAGTCGACGATTGACGCCGAACTGCGCTACGGCCTGAAGTACGTTGAAGAGCAGGAAATTCTGTTCGGTGACGGCACCGGCACGCACCTGAACGGTATCGTTCCGCAGGCATCTGCATACGCTGCTGCATTCAGCGTGGCGAATCAGAGCGGTATCGATGATCTGCGACTGGCTATGCTGCAGGCGCAGCTGGCACGCTTCCCGGCCTCCGGCCATGTTCTGCACTTCATCGACTGGGCGAAGATCGAGCTGACTAAAGATTCGCTGGGCCGTTACATTCTGGCGAACCCGGCAGCGCTGACCGGTCCTACCCTTTGGGGTCTGCCGGTTGTCGCGACCGAAGCGGCTGCGTTCCAGGGTAAATTCCTGACCGGCGCATTCAATGCCGGTGCGCAGATTTTCGACCGCGAAGATGCCAACGTGGTTATCTCCACCGAAAACGCCGACGACTTTGAGAAAAACATGATCTCAATTCGTTGTGAAGAGCGTCTGGCGCTGGCCGTTAAGCGTCCTGAAGCGTTCGTTTACGGTTCCTTCACCGCACCTGCTGCAGCTGCGTAACAGCAATGGCGGCCTCCGGGCCGCTTTTCCGGGAGTAACACATGAAACTGCTTCTGATTAAACCGAATTATTTCGGCGGTACTGTCGTTTCTGAAGGCAACACCATCGAGACCACCGAACAGCACGGTCGCGAGCTGATTAAGCTGGGCTATGCCAGTGAGGTGGATGACAGCGCAGCGGAGAAAGCGGCAGCTGAGGCGAAGGAAAAAGCCGAAGCCGAAGCGCTTGCGAAGGCTGAAGAAGAGGCCAAAGCAAAGGCCGCGGCTGAAGCCCAGGAAAAAGCGGATGCTGAAGCCAGCGCGAAAGCGGCAGCTGAGGCGAAGGAAAAAGCCAAAAAATAAGGCGTTGTCATGCTGCTGACACTTGAAGAAATTAAACAGCAGTGCCGTCTGGAGAGCGACTTCACGGAAGAGGATCGGCTGCTTGAGCTTTTTGCGCTGGCAGCCGAGGCAAAGGCGGTGACCTACCTCAACCGCAATCTTTATAAAACGGTGGCAGATATTGCACCGCTTGATACGGATGGCATGGTAGTCACCGAAGATATCCGGCTTGCCCTGCTGATGCTGGTCAGTCACTGGTATGAGCATCGCAGTTCAGTATCAGAGCTGGAGATGACGGAGACGCCGCAGGCTTTTGAGTTCCTGCTTTATTCACGGCGTCTGCCGGTGTCGGGGTATTAGCATGCAGCAACGCTCATCAAATACCAGCGCCGTCTTCACGCTTCCCGACCCCGGTGAGCTGAATAAGCGCATTCACCTGCGCCAGCGAATCGACCAGGCGGCAGCGGATTACGGCACCGAGCCTGTTTATCAGAATGAAAAGGACGTCTGGGCGAAGGTCCGGCAGGTGGGTGCCACCACCTATCATGAGTCCGTTCAGGCTGATGACACCATAACCCACTACATGACGATCCGTTACCGCCGGGGCATTACGTCAGATTTTGAGGTGGTTTACGGCGGCTACGTGTATCGCGTCAAGCGCCTGCGCGACCTCAACTCTGCCGGTCGTTATCTGCTGATGGAGTGCGAGGAGCTTAGGGTTGTGGAAAGCGACGGAGATATGTATGGCTAAGCCGCTTCTGCACGTTGACTTTGAACAGCCTAAAGACCTCGTTTTCAACCGGGCAAAAATGCGCCGCGCCTTCATTCAGATTGGTCAGGTGCATATGCGTGACGCCAGGCGTCTGGTTATGCGCCGCGGTCGTTCTGCTCCGGGCGAGTATCCGGGATTCAGAACCGGCAGGCTGGCGCGGTCAATTGGTTATTACGTTCCCCGCGCATCAAAAAGCCGTCCGGGCCTGATGGTGCGCATTGCGCCAAACCAGAAGCGGGGAGAAGGCAACCGCCTTATTGAGGGTGACTTTTACCCGGCGTTTCTGTTCTACGGCGTGAAGCGTGGCGCTAAACGCAAAAAGAGTCACCACAAAGGCAAATCCGGCGGTAATGGCTGGCGCGTTGCCCCGCGTAAAAACTACATGACGGAGGTACTGGAGGCGCGCAAAACGTGGACGCGCTATGTGCTTACCCGTGCGCTGCGTACCTCCCTGCGTCCTGAAAGGAAAAAGAAATGAAGCTATCACTGGTGATCGCCGCTCTCCGGGCGCGATGTCCGATGTTCGCGGGCAACGTAGCCGGGGCGGCTGAATTCAAGTCTATCCCCGAAACCGGAAAGATGAAGCTGCCTGCGGCGTATGTGGTGCCGACCGAAGACGTCACCGCTGAGCAGAAGTCCCTGACTGACTACTGGCAGAACGTAACCGAAGGCTTTGCTGTTGTCGTGGTGCTGGATAATACGCGCGACGAGCGCGGTCAGGCGGCAGGGTATGACGCCGTGCAGGACGTGCGGCAGCAAATCTGGAAGGCGCTGCTGGGCTGGGAGCCTGATTCAGACGCAGGTCCGGTGGCGTATTCTGGCGGACAGCTTCTGGATATGGATCGGGGTCGCCTCTACTACCAGTTTGAATTCATGCTGACGCGGGAAATCACTGAAGAAGACACGCGCCAGCAGGATGATCTCGACGCCCTGGACGATCTGAAAACGGTCGACATTAATGTTGACTACATCAATCCGGGCAATGGTCCTGACGGCCTTATCGAACACCACACCCAAATCAACCTCAGCGAGTAAATCATGCAAATCAGACCCAAGCGCGGGCGGTCAGTTCCTGACCCTGTCCGGGGCGATCTGCTGCCTTCAGAAGGCCGGAACGTCGAAGAGAGCAGCTACTGGCACCGCCGCATTGCGGATGGTGATGTCGAAGAAGTCAGCGCGGAAGAAGAAAAGCCCGCTGCTGACGCAAAGAAAAAGGGCGGTGAATAATGTCAGTATCGTTCCCCACTATTCCGTCAGACCTCCGCGTGCCGCTGTTCTGGGCGGAGATGGACAACAGCGAAGCGAATACCACGCAGAGCAGCGGCCCGTCACTACTGATTGGCCTCGCTTCAGCCGACAGCACCATCGTTAAAAACAAACTCACCATCATGCCGTCTGCCTCGCTGGCGGGTAAGGTTGCAGGCCGTGGCAGCCAGCTGGCCCGCATGGTAGCGCGTTATCGCGCTGTTGATCCGTTCGGTGAACTCTGGGTTATTGCGGTAACCGAGCCGGAAGGCGAAACCGCCAAAGGCACCGTGACGCTGACCGGCAATGCGCAGACGTCAGGTTCGCTCAGCCTGTATATCGGTGCGGTACGTGTTCAGGCTGCAGTAGTGACCGGTGATGCACCGGCAGCCGTGGCCGCGACGCTGGCCGCTGCCGTTAACGCTGACGCGGACCTGCCGGTGACTGCTGCTGCAGCTGCTGGCGTTGTCACGCTCACTGCCAGACATAAGGGGCTCTATGGCAACAGTATTCCGCTGGCGCTGAACTACTACGGCACCGTGGGCAGCGAAACCACACCTGACGGCGTTAACGTTGTGATTGACGCCATGGCGGGCGGTACGGGTTCACCGTCACTGGCTGCAACCGTGGCCGCGATGGGCGACGAGCCGTTTGACTTCATCGGCACTCCGTTCAGTGATTCTGCCTCGCTGGCAACACTGGTGCTGGAAATGAACGATTCTTCCGGTCGCTGGGGCTATGCACGTCAGCTTTACGGTCACGTTTACACGGCGAAAATCGGCACGCTCTCCGAACTGGTTTCCTTTGGCGACACAATGAACAACCAACACATTACCGTTGCCGGTTATGAACCTGCTGTTCAGACTGCTGCCGATGAGCTGGTCGCACTGCGCACCGCACGCAACGCCGTGTTTATCCGCGTTGACCCGGCCCGCCCGACGCAGACCGGTGAGCTGACCGGCGCATTATCGGCACCGGCAGGCAGCCGCTTTACCCTGACCGAGCAGCAGTCGCTTATGAAGCACGGTATCGCTACGGCTTACGCCGAAAGCGGCGTACTGCGCATTCAGCGCGATATCACTACCTATCAGAAAAACGCCTATGGCGTGGCGGACAACAGCTACCTGGACAGCGAGACGCTGCATACCAGCGCCTACGTTATCCGTCAGCTGAAGAGCATCATTACCAGCAAGTACCCGCGTCATAAGCTGGCGAATGACGGTACGCGCTTCGGTCCTGGTCAGGCCATCGTAACGCCTGCAGTGCTGAAGGGTGAGATGTGCGCCAGCTATCGCACGATGGAGCGGGCGGGGATCGTGGAGAACTTCGATCTCTTCAAGCAGCATCTTGTGGTAGAGCGCAACGTAAGCGACCCGACCCGCGTGGATGTCCTGTTCCCGCCGGATTACGTCAACCAGCTGCGCGTCTTTGCGCTGCTTAATCAGTTCCGTCTGCAATACAGCGAGGAGACCGCGTAATGGCAAAGATTGCGGGTACAACGTATTTCAAGGTGGATGGCCAGCAGTTGTCGCTGAGCGGCGGCATTGAGGTGCCGATGAACACCAAGGTGCGCGATGACGTGATCGGCCTGGCCGGTGACGTGGATTACAAAGAGACGCACCGAGCGCCGTACACAAAAGGCGCTTTTAAAGTGCCTAAAAACTTCCCGATCAGCAAACTGACTGACTCAGACCAAATGACCATTACTTCGGAAATGGCTAACGGCATGGTGTACGTGCTGTCTGAAGCTTTTCTGTTTGGTGAGGCCAATTACAACCCGGAAGAGGGTACGGTTGACCTCGAATTCCACGGCACAGAAGGATTCTTCCAGTGAGTGAACTTCAGCTTTCAAAATCTATTACGGCACATGGTGAAACTATCCATGTGCTGGAACTGCGTGAGCCATCTTTCGATGAGATTGAGCAAGTCGGTTTTCCTTTTACCATTGGCTCTGAAGGCAATATCAAAATCGATAGCTCGGTATCGCTGCGCTATATCCCGGTACTGGCCGGGATTCCGCGATCATCTGCCAGCCAGATGGCGAAGATTGATATTTTCAAAGCCTCAATGACGATTCTGGGTTTTTTTACCGGCTCGGGAGCGGGAGAAATCTCCGGCAGCGATGTTACAACGTCGCTCACTTCTGGCGAATAAACCCTCTTGAACTGAAGCGGTCAGCTCTTTCCGATTTTCTGGAGCTTGAGGAAGAAGCAGTACGTATAAGCGAGGAAATAAAGAATGGCTGACAGCTTCCAGTTAAAAGCCATAATCACGGCCGTTGACCAGCTCACCGGCCCGATGAAAGGAATGCAGCGCCAGCTGAAGGGATTTCAGAAGGAATTCTCTTCGCTGGCTGTTGGAGCAACTGCTATTGGCGCATCCATCCTGGGTGCGCTGGCTATCCCTGTAAATCAGGCCATTAAGTTCGAATCAACAATGGCTGATATCCGCAAGGTCGTTGACGGTCTGGATAACGCTGACGCTTTCAGGAAAATGAGCCAGGACGTTATTGACCTGTCAACAAAACTGCCGATCACGGCAGACGGTATCGGTCAGATTGTTGCCGCAGCAGGTCAGGCTGGCATCGCCCGAGGTGAACTTGTCAGGTTTGCAGAAGATGCTGCCAAAATGGGTATTGCGTTTGATCAGACTGCGGAAGAGTCCGGTCAGATGATGGCGACCTGGCGAACCGCTTTCAAAATGACGCAGAAAGATGTTGTCGGACTGGCGGACAAGGTGAACTACCTCGGTAATACCGGCCCTGCCAGCGCAGCTAAAATCTCTGAAATAGTCACCAGCGTGGGCTCTCTTGCGGCTGTCAACCATGTCTCTACGGGAAACCTTGCCGCGCTGGGTGCCACCATTGCGGGAATGGGGGTGCAGTCTGAAGTTGCCAGTACTGGCATCCAGAACTTCATGCTCTCGCTTTCTAACGCTAATACCGGTAATGCTAAAAGAGTTCTGAAACAGATCGGCATGACGCCTAAATCTCTGGCCAGTGGGATGGTGAAAGATTCTAAAGCAACCATGCTGAAGGTGCTCGAAGGCATAAAGAAACTTCCAGAGCAAAGCAAATCAAAAGCACTCGAATGGCTGTTCGGAAGAGAGTCGATAAAGGCTATCGCGCCGCTTCTTAACAATCTCGATCTGCTTCGCAAAAACTTCGGAAAGGTTGCTGATGCACAGCAGTATGCTGGCTCAATGCAAAAGGAGTATGACTCCCGTGCAGACACGACCGAAAACAAACTCACGCTGATGCAGAATGGTATAACTGCTGTAAGCCTGGCGCTGGGTGATGCCCTAACACCACAGCTTAAGCAGGGGGTTATGGCACTCATGCCTTATATAAAGCAGACAGAAAGGTTTGTCAGGAATAACCCTGAGCTGGTCAGGTCGGTTGCGAAATTCGCTATTTCTCTGATTGCAGTGGGTGCGGCGGTCGGGACCGTTTCGCAGTCTTTCAAAGTGCTTAATATGGTCATGAATCTGTCGCCTGCCAAACTGGCTATCGCTGCTCTTGCTGCCGGTGCTTTGCTGATAATTAACAATTGGGATCAGGTCGGGCCGGTCGTTAAGCAGGTCTGGACTGAGATAAACAATGTCGCTCAGGAAATGGGGGGCTGGCAGACCGTAATAGAGGGTGTCGGCGCAGTAATGGCAGGCTCCTTTGCTATCAAAACGATTGGCTCTCTGCAGCAGGCTGTGACTTTAGCAGGTTCGCTGTCTGGTTTGCTGGGTAAAATTAGCCGCCTTGGCGCAATGACAATCACGATTGGTATTGCAATCTCGCTTCTTAAACAGCTGCAGGATTTAGACAAGCAGGCAAACGCTCAGGGCGTTAGCAAGGGTGAGTTTCTGGTTAACCGTCTGCAGTCACAGGAGCGAGAGCGGGGATATAACGGCTTCTTTCCAAGGCTGCGTGAAATTCTGGGAATGGACAACCCGATACCCGAAGGGCGTTACGATCCAAAAGTGGGTCTCGACCGGCCATCTTCTGCAGGCCGACCTCAGGCGGGTGAGCTGAAAGTGACGTTCGATAACGCACCGCCTGGCATGCGCGTAGCACCCGCGGGTAACTCATTGCCTTGGCTTAATTATGATGTTGGTTATAATCGATTTAGTGGGAATAACTGATGTTTTCTGCTAAGTGACATTCTCTAATATTCTAATTTAAAACTCTGGTAATGGAATATGAAAAAAAGTGCAGCAATAATTCTATTTTTGTTTTCAGCAGCATCCCTAGCTAAGGACAACAGCTTTACAACTAATTTCGTAAATGAAGTTATAAAAGCTGCTGATGGAGATGGAAAGCTTAGTGAACAAATAGTAATTCAGTGCCCATCACCTTCAGCAAGTGGAACGTTTCTTATTACCAACGCTACCTATGAGTTTGGAAAAAGCTTAGGAGTTTATGTTTTTAAAGATGGGACTGGGCCTGATGCAAGGCTGGACTGGATAGGAGCCAACTTTAAAAATGATGATCTTAATTCTGATATAATCGTCGGTTATGATTTTGGTTTCACACTTCCTGGTGGACAATTTTTCCTGAAAGTAATGAAAAGCGGAAAAATCAAAGCTGGAGTTAATAAAAATGGCACATCAGGTGTGAAGGAAATTAACTGCAAGGTCATAATGCCTGACTGAAATGAATTTACAACGACAACCCGCTCCGGCGGGTTTTTTTATGCCCGGAGTAAGCCATGGCCTGGAAAGATAATCTGCAGGATGCCTCACTGCGTGGCATCGCGTTTAAGGTGGACAGCGACGAAGCAACCTTTGGGCGTCGCGTGCAGGTGCATGAGTACCCTAATCGCGATAAGCCGTGGGCGGAGGATTTGGGGCGGGCAACGCGTCGCTTCAGCGTTCAGGCTTATCTGATTGGCGATGACTTCTTTGAACAGCGCAACCGGCTGATTGAAGCGATCGAAAAGCCGGGTTCCTGTACGCTGGTTCATCCCTATTACGGCGAAATGACGGTGGTCGTGGATGATGCTATTCGCGTCAGTCATTCGCAGAGCGAAGGGCGCATGTGCCGCATCAGTTTCAGCTTCGTTGAGTCTGGCAAGCTTTCTTTCCCGACCGCGGGGCTGGCAACCGGCCAGAAATTATCTTCTTCCGTTTCGTTTCTTGATGACGCTATTTCATCGGCGTTCGGTGCCTTTGGTATGGATGGGATGCCTGACTTCCTGCAGGACGGCGTGCTGGATGAGGCAACCGGCATGTTTAATACCGTGACCAGCGCCTTTCAGTATGTTGACTCTGGCATCAGCGCCGCATCGCGTCTTATGCAGGGTGATTTATCGGTAATGCTCAGCCCTCCATCGAGCGGCATGAGCTTTGTTAACCGGTTGCAGACCATGTGGCGTGCCGGAACGCGGCTGACGGGCAATGCATCTGACCTGATGTCGATGATTAAAGGGCTGACCGGAGTCACGGTTGATTCGGGTCTGGCCCCTCGCGGCGTCTGGAAAACCGACAGTAAGACAGCGCAGGCGCAGACCACGCAGCGCAATTACGTTGCGCAGGCGGTACGCACCACGGCAATAAGTGAGGCAGCCGCCACAGTCACCAGTCTGCCGCAGCCAGCAAACCGCACTGTCACGCGCCAGCAGGACCCGCAGCAGCCGGTTATAGTGTCGCATCCTGCCGTCAGCAACATTCGGCCTGAGTCAGGTAATGCGGCTTCAGACACGGACACTGTAGCGACAGCGACTGTTTCCGCCTCTTCCGGCGTAACCACTTCTCTGGATAACAGCACCGTTATTTCATGGGATGACCTCGCGCAGGTGCGTGACAGCCTCAACGAGGCCATTGACCTTGAGATGGAGCGGGTTTCAGACGACGGGCTTTATCAGGCGCTGGTGACCGTACGCACCGATGTTAATCGCGATATCTCAGCCCGGCTTGAGCAGGTCGAGCGGATGACGGAGCGCACACCGACGCAGGTGATGCCCGCGCTGGTTCTGGCCGCTGACTGGTACGACTCCGCATCCCGTGCCGGTGACATCACGGCACGCAACGGCATCCGCCATCCCGGCTTCGTGCCGGTTCAGTCACTCAGGGTGCCGGTACGATGAACAACACCGTAATTCTTCGTGTTAACGGGCAGGAGTGGGGCGGCTGGACTTCGGTCCGTATTGCAGCCGGCATTGAGCGCATCGCCCGCGACTTTACCGTTGAGATTACCCGCAGCTGGCCCGGTGACACCGACCAAGCTAACCGCAGCAACCGGATCAAAAACGGTGACCTCGTGGAGGTGCTGATAGGCACCGACAAAGTGCTGACCGGCTACATCGAGGCGACGCCTGTCCGGTATGACGCACGCAGCATCAGCGTGGGGATATCAGGGCGCAGTAAAACGGCTGACCTCATCGACTGCTCTGCTACGCCTTCACAATATGCCGGTCGCACGCTGGCTCAGGTGGCCGCCGAACTGGCAAAACCATTCAGCATCACGGTGGTGGATGCGGGCGGCGTGTCAGGTGCGCTACAGGGCATTCAGGCCGACCAGGGCGAAACGGTCATGGACGTGCTGAATAAAATGCTCGGGCTGCAGCAGGCGCTGGCGTATGACAACGCGCAGGGCAATCTGGTTATCGGCGGCATTGGCAGTCAGCAGGCGCATACCGCGCTGGTGCTGGGTGAAAACATTCTTTCCTGTGACACCGAAAAGAGCATCCGTGACCGGTTCAGTGATTATCAGGTATCCGGTCAGCGTAAGGGTAACGACGACGACTTTGGCGAGGCCACGACTACGGCCATACGCTCAAAAACTATTGATGGCGGACTGAAGCGCTATCGCCCGATGATTATCCGCCAGACCGGCAATGCCACAACGGCAACCTGCAGCGCACGCGCAGAGTTTGAGATGCGCCAGCGTGCCGCGCGTACCGATGAGGTGACCTACACCGTGCAGGGATGGAGGCAGGGTAACGGATCACTCTGGCTGCCTAACCTGCAGGTTGTCGTCTTCGATCCCATCCTCGACTTTAACAATCGGCAGATGGTTATTGCTGAGGTGACCTACCAGCAGGATGAAAACGGCACTGTGACCGAAATCCGTGTCGGTCCGCCCGATGCCTACCTCCCTGAGCCAGCGAAGCCCGGCAAGCGGAAGAAAAAGAAAGAAGAGGATGATTTCTAATGGCTAACCCGATTTCAGGTATGGGCCGTGCGCTGTCAAATCTTCTAGCCCGCGCCGTGGTTCGCGGACTGAGCACGGCTACAAAGTGCCAGATGCTGCAGGTTGAAATGGCCGGAGGTGAAGGCAAAAGCGATATCGAGCACATGGAGCCATACGGGTTTACCGCCGCACCGCTGACCGGTGCAGAGGCCGTGGCAGCCTACTTTGACGGTGACAGGTCACACGGCGTGGTGCTGGTTGTCTCTGATCGCCGCTACCGCATTAAAGATCTGCAATCCGGTGAGGTGGCGGTGTATGACGATCAGGGCCAGTCGGTGACGCTCTCCCGTGCAGGGATCGTCGTCAACGGTGGGGGCAATCCGATCACCTTTACCAATGCGACCAAAGCGCGGTTCGAAATGGACATCGAGGCGACCGGCGAAATTAAAGATAAGTGCGATTCTTCCGGCCTGACGATGTCAGCCATGCGCGTTGCTTACAACGTCCACACCCACAAAGAAAATGGCTCTGGCGGCGGCATTACTGACGCGACAACGCAGAAAATGGAGGAGTCATGATTATTGTCATTAACGGCGTCCAGCGTGACGTGACGTGGCCGCCCGACCCTTTGACGCGCGCGGTGATTATCTCACTGTTCTCCTGGCGAAAGGCCGAGCCTGACGACAGCCCGGAGCAGGATAACGGCTGGTGGGGCGACAGCTTCCCGACCGTGCAGAATGACCGCATCGGCTCCCGCCTTTATCTTCTCAGTCGCACGACACTCACCAATAAAACGCCGCTCAAAGCGCGTGAATTTATCAGCCAGGCGCTTCAGTGGCTGATGGATGACGGCGTAGCGGCACGAGTAGACGTAAAAGCCGAGCGAACCGGCATAAATAAGCTCAGTGCTTCGGTGGTTATCAGCCAGAAAGACGGCACCCGGACAGCATTTTCCTTTGACGATTTATGGAGTGAACTTAATGGCTGACAGTGGATTTACCCGCCCGACACTCCCCCAGTTAATCACCACCGTCCGCAACGATATTCTCACCCGACTGGCAGCCGATTCGACGCTGGCGCCACTGCGACGCACCGATGCAGAAGTGTATGGCCGGGTGCAGGCGGCAGCGGTGCACACCGTGTATGGCTACATCGATTATCTGGCGCGTAACCTGCTGCCGGACCTCGCCGATGAGGACTGGCTGACGCGTCACGCCAACATGAAACGATGCCCGCGCAAGGCCGCCACGTCGGCAACCGGCTTCGTGCGCTGGGATGTGACGTCAAACGACATCTCCGTCCCGGCGGGTTCCATTATCCAGCGCGATGACCTGACATCCTTCACAGTAACAGCAAAGGCCACCTCGGCCGGCGGAATTCTGCGCGTACCGGTTAGCTGCAATACAACAGGTAAAGCTGGCAATACCGATGACGGGCTTGCCATGCGTCTGGTCAGCCCGATCACCGGTCTTACGTCTGCAGGGGTGGCGGACAGCATTCAGGGCGGTGCTGATGTTGAAGATTTAGAGCTCTGGCGCGCGCGAGTCATTGAGCGCTGGTACTGGACTCCGCAGGGCGGTGCTGATGGTGATTATGAGGTGTGGGCTAAAGAAGTGGCGGGCATTACCCGGGCATGGACCTACCGGCACTGGAGCGGGCGCGGAACGGTAGGAGTGATGGTGGCAAACAGCGACCTGATAAACCCGATCCCTGACGTCGCCACGGTTGCCGCCGTCAAGGCTTATATTGAGCCGCTGGCCCCGGTGGCCGGTGCGGATATTTATGTATTTGCACCAACGCCTCATACCGTTAATTTCCAGATTCGCCTGAACCCGGACACCCCAGCGGTGCGCTACGCCGTTGAGGCTGAGCTTCGGTCAATGATGCTTCGCGATGGCGTACCCGAAGGCGTACTGAAGCCCTCCCGCATCAGTGAGGCCATCAGTATAGCGACAGGCGAATACAGCCACACGCTGGTCAGTCCGGCGGCTGATATCACCATAGCAAAAGGCGAGGTGGGCGTGGTGGGGACAATCTCATGGACTTAACAGCGCAATACCGGCAGATGCTGGGTGCACTGCTGCCACGCGGGCCTGCGTGGGACAGTGATGACCTGCTGCTGACGGGATTCGCCCCCTCACTGGCAGCGGTGCATGGGCGCGGTGATGCCCTGATGCTGGAAACTGACCCGCGCTCAGTTACTGAGCTGATTGACCGTTATGAAAATATCAGCGGACTGCCTGACAGCTGCGCGCCGCCGGGCGTGCAGACTCTGCAGCAGCGGCGTCAGCGCCTTGATGCAAAACTCAATCTGGCGGGCGGTATCAACGAGGCGTTCTATCTGGCTCAGCTGGAGGCGCTGGGTTACACCGGCGTCACCATCACCCGCTACAACAAAAGCCAGTTTAACTGCCTGTCAGATTGTACCGACTCCCTCTATAGCGACGACTGGCGTTATTACTGGCAGGTGAACATGCCATCCGCCACGCAGATCACCGAGATGACGGCTATCAGCAACAGTACTGACAGCCTGCGCATGTGGGGCGACACCATTGCCGAATGCGTACTGACGAAGCTGGCACCGTCTCACACTTACGTTATTTTCAAATACCCGGAGTAATTATGCATCGCATTGATACGTCTACTGCGCAGAAGGATAAATTCGGCGCGGGTAAAAATGGCTTCACCGGTGGCAATCCGCAAACAGGCGAGTTGCCTACTGCGCTCGATCAAAACTTCTTCGATTCGGTGCAGGAAGAGATTTGCGGGGTAGTTGAAGGTGGAGGTATTGCATTAAACAAAGCAGATCGCGGACAGATGCTTAAGGCTTTGAAAGCACTTTTCCCGGTCACAACTCTCTTTGCTAACAATACTGCGTCTCCCGGTTATCAGAAGTTTCCCGGCGGCTTAGTGATGCAGTGGGGTACTGCTGCAGTTCCTGTAGCAGGAAGTGTTGTAGCAACGTATCCACTGACATTCACACGTGGTGTTTTCCAGTTAATTTGCCCGCTGGACTCAAGCTCAACCAACAACTATAGAATTGCGGTGGCTACATCAACTACAGGCAGCATAACAATCAATTCTACCAATACACAAAATGTCACTGGCGTTATGTGGATGGCAGTAGGCGTAATTTAAGAGGCATATATGGAAGAGCAATATTTTTACTCTGCATCAACTGCTAGCTTTTATCTAAGCTCCATCCATGACTTCATTCCAGACGATAAGGTGGAAATATCACAAAAAGAATATTTATCACTTCTCTCTGGGCAAGAGAGTGGGAAAACTATTCAGCCAAATAAGAATGGCAAGCCTGTTCTTGTGGATCCTCCGGCTCCGACCAGTGAGCAACTGGCCATTCAGGCAGAAGCTAAGCGAGCTGACTTGATGGCTGAAGCTACCGTAGCCATCAATCCACTACAGGATGCAGTAGACCTTGAAGAGGCTACGTCTGAAGAGGTGGCTCAGCTCAAAAAATGGAAGTCGTATCGTATTGCCCTGAATCGTTTAGACATGAGCAAGGCACCAGACATTGCCTGGCCTCAGGTACCTCAACAAGATAAGTGAAAAATATCTATGTATAGAGTAGGATGCAGGTCATGCATCCTACCTTAGGAATAAATTGAATGAAGCGCTTTATAGTTCAGGCTCCGATTTTTTCGCTCATGCTATTTGCATCAATTCATAATGCGCTCGCAGCAGATTTTAATGGCTCATGTTTGCTAAATCAGTCATCACCAGATCACTCACTTTCAGGTTCTGAAATAGTTAATGCTAAAGCAGACGTTATTTTTAAAGGGGATGTTTTCTCTGCATCTTATATAGACCCTGATGGGAAGGTGAAGGAAATCGTCTCGCCGAAATTAAATATCAAACTTGATGACGGTGTAATGGCTCTTTACGGATCCCAGTGGATGGCAAAGAACAACAATACCTTCTATGTCATTTCAAACAGCCGAAGAATCGTCATCGATAACTGCAAACCTAAGCCATAGAGCCAACCAATACCTCATGCGGAAAGTCTTAAAAAAGCCCGGCGACCGGGCAATGACTCAACCGCTTCTCTCTGAGAAGGCTACGGGTTGGGTAATTTGAGATTAGCCAACCGCCTCCCAAGCCGCCAACTAAAAACCCTGCACCATCAGTACCTTTACAAATCTGTGCACCGCTCCGCCTTGATCAATCTTACCGATCGATATTACTGTTTATTCATACAGTGCTTATCAAAGGGGGATTTATCATGCCGCGCGACTATGAAATCAAACACGCATTTATGAACGCTATGAAGCGAGACCAGTCACTGGGCGTCATCGTCACTACTCAGGAGTTTGTCCATCAACTGGAGAAGCTTAATTGGCACTTCAGCCTGCGGGAGGCTAACCAGTGGATAAAGACAAACACCGTGACGTTCCGTGACGCCTCTACGCAGGAAGGTGAGGCGAAAACTTACAAGCAGTTCAACCCGAACGGAGGGCTGTAGAATGGGTTTTCCATCACCTGCAGCTGACTTCGTTGAAAAACGCATCGATCTTAATGCCGTCCTAATGCCAAACCCGGCAAACGTAATGCGCCTGGAGACGCCAGATGGGTTTGTGCTGGTGGATCGGTCAGTCACGGTTAGGCCAGGCGACACAGTCGCGTTCCAATTCGATGGCTACCCGCAGTTGGGTAAACTGTTTAGCTCAGGAATTATCACTCAGGATGGTAAGACAATCGACGGAGACGGATTGAACGAGATTATCGTTATTGGCAAAGTAACAGCGAAGATATTAGCTGTGTATGAACCAAATTTTCCAATTATTTAATTTACAATTAATTTTTTCGTCCAAAAGCAGCTTCCGTGCTGCTTTTGGGGTGACTGATTTTTGCGATAATCTTATGGCCCTTTCAAGGCTTAATTAGTGTTCTGATATGGTTTAGCTCATCATCATTGAATAAGTCTTTGATATCATCGTCAAGCTTCGATAAAACTTTCTCAATTAACTTTTTCTGTAGTGTCTGATGAGTTTTATCTTTAGTAGGAACTGTAAGCGCTCTTGTAACTAACTCTTTGATTTCCTTGATGTCCACATAATCTTTACAAATCAGCGTATAGCAAGCAAGGTTATAGAGTAGCACTGGGTTGCTATTATCATTCTTTAATAGCTCTTTAATTATTTTCAGAGCTCCTTGTACATCGTTAATGCGTTTTAGCACGAATGCTTTAAGTACTAAAAACTTATCATAAAGCTTATAATTTGTTTTCTTATCAATCAGTTTTAAACCTTCATTAATAAAAGAGATTGCATCATGATATTTCTTTTGGGATGCAAGCTTGTCTTCATCAGTGATTGGCTTTTGTTGACTATAGCGTTGAGCGGCTTCAACAGCATCTTTGGCTTTGATATATAGAAGATCAATTCTTAATTCAATATCGCGTTGTTTAAGCTCTTTATTTTCACGCTGTAATGAATCAATATCATGTTTTGTTTCTTTACTTTCTTCGTTGAGCACTTTCACTTCACTTTGAAGAACCTTGTTTGCAATGTTATCCAACAACCCATAACCTAAGTAAGATGCAATGCCAGCAAGAGAAATCAACATGAAAATTTGTTCAATAAAAACTGAAGGAGATTTATCACCTAAAGGTAGTAGGATGGATTCATAATTTAGATGCAAAAATGATGCAATGAATGGCAGGCAGATGAATGCTGATCCAATCCCTATTGAATGAGAGCTTAGTATTTTTAGGTTTTTTTCTTCTTCTGTAATGGAAATTTTTCCTCGCCTTAGATTACTTCCTAAAATAGCGCCGGTTAGAATTATCACTACGAGAAAGCCAAAATTAATGAGTACTTCAAACGTTGGATGTTTGATTAAAGAAAAATACGAGTTTTTATCCATTTTACCAGTATCTTAATTGAAGAAAGGGCGAGATTCGCCCTTTCTTTTTGTCCGGACCTAAAAGCTTAATTTAGAAATCCGGATGCTCGTCTGAGAATCGAAATTTCATAATCATGCTTACTCCTAATATGGTTAACTTAAGGAAATCAATAAGAATGCTGTATAAAGCATACAAGTTCACTATAGCCTGAGGCTTGCACCGGTGCAAGATTTATAGTAAATGAAAATGTAGTCAACTGAGGGCGAATGTTAGGAAAAATATTGAAAAAGATAATATAAAACAGTTACTTAAGTTGAATGTGACTTGGGCGACTAGCTAATTACTATGAGATTTTCTCTAAGATAATGTTGTGTACATATTTATGTACTTTTTATTTGAGTGTTTTTATTTAACTTTATGATTTTAATGAATTTATTAATTTTAATATCCATATCCATTTAACTAAGAGGACAGCGGGGCGCAGTATAGCGCAAAGAGGCCGTGAGATTCACTACATCGCCGTCCGTTTGCTCATTCCGCCAGCAATCCTGGTTTTCTGCACACGCTGACGTTAAGC